GTTCTCATAAGCAGTTTGTAACCTATCGAGAAGTTCTCGGGCAGTTGCTGCTTTGTTTGCCAGGATACCAATATTTACACTATCGTTAAAGACTGCATAGTGAAGTAGATAAGACACACACGTTGTAGACTTACCAGTCTGACGAGGCATCTTACAGATGTTAAATCTATTTTTATGAAATCTATTGACTAACTTTTCCTGAAAGTCATACAACTTGAATGGTTGAAGACCATGATCAAGTGTTACGATCTTTACATAATTTTTTGCAAAATATACGGGATCTTCTTTACATTTAATAAATTCCTCAATCTGTTCTTTTGTGAACTCTTGGGGAGTGTTTGCTTTTTTTAAATTAGGATTACCAAGGTATACATCATTCATAAATCAATCAGCAATTCCAAGCTCTCAAACTTTTATTAATTCTGCTATCAGGATCTCTAGCAGTCTTGGCAGAAGTTAGTTTTGCCTTCATACCTTTCATTCTTGCACAGAATGATGCTCTTCTCTTATTACCTTTCTTCTTAGAAGGTGCTTTTAGATCAGAACCAGGGTTCTCTCTTTCATAAGACTTGCGTCCTTTTTCATTGAGACCACCTTCTTTGTTCTTACCAGACTTCTTAGTCCATGCAGCACCCTCAGAAACCTGCAGGAATTGCTCACCAGGTTTGACATCCGCAATTTCCATATATCTTACTCTACCACCAGGATAGATCTTTTGAACTTCGAGTTCAACTTCCTGCCTGGTAGGTCTCTTTGCTTGTGGGAAGAATATCTTGATAGAATATCCTTTACCTCTCCATGTAACCATGACGGATAGAATGTTACCAGTTTTTGCAGGAACTCTTACTGCCTCTTCAATTGCTACACCTTCACATTCACAGGGATCACAACTGCAGTATGGGCAAACTTCTTTTGGTTCAACTTCTTCATTCTTAGGAACGCAATTGGGGACCATCTTGCCACCCTTCTTTTTCATACCAACTTGCTTATGTGAATCCCAACATTTTTCATCAAGTTCCACTTCTTCTTTTCTTGTCTTCTTTTTCTTAACACAGTTTGGATATTTCTTTCCAAACATTGTCTTCATACCTTTCTTTTCATATCCAGCCCAGCAAGATTCACCAAATAGATCGGGTCCCTTGGTTTTACCTTTTGCTGCTGATCTTTCTCCTTCGGTAGAACCTTTCGTGGCAAGATTCCTTACCTTTGCAGCACGTTGTTGACCTCTATGTGCTTTGGGGTCAATTGCTGCAGGCATTGCACCTTCACTAAAAACTTCAGATCTCCAGTCAGAAAATTCTTCTTTAGTACTATTTCCCCAATTGGCAGCACCTTTCTTACGGCACTTGACTAAAGCACCTGATGCATATGCAGAAGGCCATACAGAATAACGAGACTTGACCTTATGATAGCAAGCATCTTTTGTGCCACTACCCTTTCCTTTTTTATCTTTTCCTTCTGTCATTGCTTCGATATCATAGGTTTCATAACTCTCAATATCGGGTGCGTTTGATTTCATTGGTTCCTTCTCAATAAGATCGTTAATTACTGCGAATGGTTCACCGTATGCATCAGTAATTTCTACTTCTTCTTTTTTATCTGTTGCAACATAAGTTGGTTTAGCAGCACCAGATTTTGATTGTTGACCAGGATCTGCTGCTTTCTTTCTTCTAGCAGCAGAAAGTCTTTCTTTCTTACTCATACTAGAACGTTTTGATGAAGAAACGCACTTTGGAGTTCCTTCACCTGGTTCATCACTAGCACAGGTTCCACCTGTAACTACATTGACCCATCCACTTTTTCCATCTTTAGATTTAGATCCTTTGAACCATTTACGAAGATTTCCTTCACTCACCCCGCCACCATTTTCACCACCACCTTCAGAAGATTCACCATTTTCATTATCGTTTGTATTATCTTCATCATCCTTTCCAAGTACGCCACCACGACCTACATGCCAACCAAGAGGAATTTTTTTACATTTCTTACTGGTATAGCACCAGTAATATCCTGGTTTGCAGGTCTTTGCCATGATGTTTATGACTTAGTGAAATTATTTAGTTGAGTTTCCTTTTAAGTTCATCAATTTGAAGTTGCTGATCTTTGATTGCCTCAATTAGGAGAGCAACTATATTCTGGTATGCAACGGATTTAACTCCATCACCTGCCTCAAGAACTACTTCAGGAATAACCTTCTCAACTTCTTGTGCAATTACACCAATCTGACGTTCTGGATCACCTATTCTATTGAAGAATACACCACGCAGATCAAGAACCTTATCGAGTGCATCTGTGATTGTCTCAACGTTTTCCTTGAGTCTTTCGTCAGAGTTTGCGGTAACTTGACCAGCACAAGTTAAGTTCGTTCCGTTGAACTGTAAGTTTGCGGATGTTGTTGCAACGTTATTATTATCTTTATAAAGAACTTGGTTTGCATTACCAACTTCATCTACATTTGCACCACCTTCAACCCTAACAGTACCAATACCAGTATTAAGATCAATTGTAACTACTCCAACACCAGGACCTCTGAAATCGATGGTTGTTGCACCACTACCAACAAAACCACCTTCAGTTGCAAGACCAACACCAGTGACAATATTACTCAATCCAGAACCATCACCAGAGAATGAATTTGCAGTAACAATTCCAAGGAAATTACCATTATTCATGGATAAGATATCACCATTGGTATCAATATCACATCCTTTGATTAGATTGATAGTTGCAATACCAATATTATTACCAAGAGGCATATTCAGGTTGGTTATATTGGTATAAACCGCCTGACTCATAATACCAGAAACTGGATTAATGTGGAATGCAAGAGGATCAAGTCTTACAACACCATGATCTGTATATGATGCAAATTGATGCTTATCACTTGCAATACCAGTTACTCTTCCATATCCATCAGTCTGAACAGTGGTAATAAAGAACTTTTCATTATCACTGCCTGTATCTGTATTTGAAGTTGAGACTACAGCTAGATCAATATCATCAGCATTGACTCTGATACGATCAGAATTTGCAGTACCAACATTAATAACAGATCCGTCTTTATACAGACCATCACCTGCTTCTACCTGACCAGCAGCAGAGAACTGCGTAAATTCAAGTGCGGAGAGACCAACATAACCACCAGCAGCAAATTTTGGTTGAATATCAATAAGCACGAAACCATTTGCTTGGTTTTCATTACCGTTCGTAACGAAGGTGAACGCACCAGCAACGATCTCATCTGGTTGGTCGAAATCTTGTGTTCTTTCTAGAATCCATGGAGAAGATCCACTTCCAGGATCTTTAACTGCATAGAATCCATTTTGTAATCCACTGGTCTGATCTTTAACAAGAATACGATCGTCAACAACTGGAGTAAATCCATCAACTGTAAGTATACCATTTACAGATGAATATAGAGATGCACCAATACCTAGAAAACTATTACCAATACCAGCAGTTGGACCATCTTGATATACTGATGAAGCAAGATTTTGTGTTGTACCTGCAGAAACTGCTTGCTGAATGACAAGTGCAGCAGTTGCGAAGAGGTCAACGTATTCTTTACTGGCAAGTTCGTTTGCCTGGGTGGGTGACTTATCTGAGACAAATACTTTTTCTACATTAAGTTCACTGGAAATTCCAACATTGCCAGTTACATATAATGTTTCTGATCCAAATAATGTATCACCAATTGCAACTCTCTTCAGAGTTGTGTTATATACTAATCCTTCTGCACCACCAAAATTTCCATTATCATTAAACTGAACATAAGTATTGTCACCAACAGGATCAAATGGATCGACTGTAATGGTTGCAATACCTAGGAAAGAATCCGCAGTAACACTATCACCAACAAAGTTCAATATCTGAACACTGCCAGCACTACCAACTACAACACCTTCTTCTTGAACGGTAATACCACCAAAAGTAATTTCTGGTGTTCCCCAAACAACGGAAGAACCTGTAGAAACTAAGGATAATCCTTGCTCTCCTGGACTATTAGTATAATCATATAGTGAATTATGTAACTGCATATCACCATTAACGGTGAGTTGATACGCAGCTTGAGTTGTACCAAATCCAACTCGTCCCTCAGTTACTTCGAGAACTGTGTCATTTGCGGAAAAATCCTGTATTCCCAGAGATAAAGATGTTTCTCTACCTGAAAAAAACCTTTTACGTGCTTGCATTGATTTGATACCGTATTAGAAGTTGGATGTCTCCAGAACAGATGCAACTAATTTTAATACACCTGATGCACTACCATTAATTGCCAATTTGTCACCCGTTTGTAGTACAAGTTTACCGTTAAGTAAACTCAAACTGTCTTTGGATGCGACTGGGTAATCTATTAAGAGTGCTGTTTCTGTTGACTCTCTTTTGTGATAAAGACTTATTGTTTTTGTTGCTATGTCAGTGTTAGTTATCTGAATTAATAGAAACACTGATGTATAACCAGTTGGTGCAGTATAAATTTCTGTTGCTGTACCTGTGGATACTGTATGAGTAACTGTTCTAAAGTTGTTAACTGCAACTGCTGCCATGATTTAACCTCCGAGTGCTAGAATAAAGGGTGTGACGCTGTTGAACAATGATTTAATATAAACACGACCAGAGATCGTTCCAGTTGCCTGGTCAATTTGGATACCATCACCAATTCTGAAGTTACCTGCCTGGTCGGTACTTGTATAAACTACAAGACCACCGTCCTCTTGAACAACTTCATTATCTTGAATGATGATACCTCCGACTGAAGGTCTTGCGGTAAGGATTGTGTTTCCTGCACCAACATATTCAAATGAGTGTGAAGATGTAATCTGCAAACTCTGACGAGTTATGTAGGCAATTTCACCACCCGTTAAATTGTTATTTAGTCCTTGGTTCATGGTGACAGTTGCAATCCCGCCACTGGGAAGTGTTGAAGATGCAACCTTGAAGTAGAGTGGTTGCATTCGTTGAACCTCGACAGTTGCCGTTACACCATCATTTGGTGGTGTAATTGTGATTACTGGGAACGAATCTTTTTGATACTGAGTACCAGAGTTGGCAACTAAGAAATCAACAACTTGTCCATCTTCGATAATGGGAATACCTTGTGCGGTAATACCATCTGGACCCGTTGGATCAGAGAATGTAACACCTGGAACAGCACCCTGATATCCAGAACCAGGATTAGTAATCTTGACTTTCTCTACAGAGAAGTAGAGTTCATCAAAGAATAATGTTTGACCATCATAAGGTCTTTGTGTACCAACACCACTCAGAACAACTCTTCTATCACCAATATCATATCTACCTTGAGCATCTGTTCTTCCAGGATCACCTGCCTTAACGACTTCAGCAGTCTGTCTATAGTTAGAACTGGATTTTTCATCACCAACACCCTTAGAAACTAGACCAAACTCACCAAAGGATGAGTTGGAGTTTGTAAGGTCACACTGACCACCTGTAAGGGTTACAATTGCCTCGTTACAGCAAATGGTAAAGATAGACACCAACTGAGCATATGCACCGTTTGTAATGGATACTCCGATACCACCCTGATTGTATTGGGTGAATGAGTCAACACTCATTGATCCCTGTACACCCAGTTCGTCTTTATCACCAGGATCAGCATCAAAACCATCGATTCTCATACCGATGCTATTTTCAATGAAGTTGGTGCAGTTTCTGACATATGGACCTTTTAGGACAGGACCGTCAGTACCAGGAGAGAATGAAGGATCATTTATAAAGTCGGATCCAGCACCACCATTACCTGGGAATCTTGTAGAAATTCCAACACCACCGTAGTTGATTACAGATGATCCAGCAGAAACGAAACTGTGAGTTAGTGTTGATGCAGTACCAGCGTCTCCTGTATTAACAGTCAGTGAGGTAGCACCAGTAACCGTGACTGGAATAAACTTATCAAAAATTGGACTGGTTTTATCTGGGTATCCAATTTGAGTATTTCCACCATCAGAATCACAAGTAAATACGATAGAATTATTTTTTAACTTAATTTTATCACCATTGGAAAGATTGTGATTTGTTGTTGTATTTAATGTAAGTGTTCCATTACTTGCAACATATGCTGCTGTTGATACTTCTAAGTATGCTGGATCCTGAAGTGCTTGGAATCCATTTTCAATGATTGCAGTGCAAATTCCAACTGCAGTATTTACAGCAGAAATAACATTCTTACAGTTACCAACAGTATTATTAGTGCCAGTATCAGAATCAATCTGAATACTTACATCTCTAATTTGACCAATATCTGGTCTAAATCTTCTTGTCTTCTGTATTGTTCCACCTTCTACCATACTATGAGCAAAAGTTGACATGCCAACGTTTATTGCTACTTGCCTATCTGTAACGAATGACTCAACTTCAAAACAATCACCAAATGTTCCGTCTGGGAAGATAGATGTAGTAACACCAATTCGTAGTTCACCACCAGAATTATAAGTATGTTCAATCGTGGAAATACCTACATTCGTATAGACAACTGTTCCACCAGTACCAACATAAGCATCAAAGATAGCATCACCACCACCTTGTACACCATCTGGATAAATTGATGTGGTTATACCTGCTTGTAAAGTACCACCAGAAACATAAGTTGTTGGAATTGTAGATACTCCAACACTAAGTTTGAGTACAGTTGGTGAGTCTACTTGAACAACTGTAAATACATCTGGACCATAACCTCGAATAAAGTTACTTGTTCCATCTGGGAAGATTGTAGTTGTAATACCTGCTTGTGCAGTACCACCACTAACATAGGTATGTGCAATTGTGGAAGGTCCAACATTAACGACAAACTCGGTCGTTGAATTTACTGCAGTAACTTTAAATACATCTGGACCATACCCTGAAATGAAGTTACTTGTTCCATCTGGGAAGATTGTCGTAGTAATACCAGAACCACCAGGACAACTAAATTCTAGATTCTTGATTTGAACAGTCCTGAGAGTGTGAATACCAGAGACACCAGTAGTAGTGACTGTTAGATTGCCACTAGATTCATCATATACTGCTGTATCTACATTAACAACTGGTCCGATCCCAGAACTAGGACAGGTAAATTCTAAATCTTTAACTTGTACTGTTTTTCCTGCAAATGCTCCATGTGCTGCACTAGTTGTTATTTCAATAAAACCATTATTTTCATCATATGTTGCGGCACTTACATTAACAAGAGGACCAGTACCAGAATCACCGCAGTCCATCTTGATACCACGAAGTTCAAATTCATCACCAGAACTTAATCCGTGATCTGAACCCACAAAGATAGTACTGAAACCTGATTGTCTATCATACTGGAAATCTGTGATAGAAATTACATTATTATGAGCAGCACAACTGAATCCAAGACCAGCAAGTTTAACAGTATCCTTATCAGTTAAACCATGACCAACATTAGTTGTTACTGTAATAATACCCGAAGTGTTAGAATATTCTCCCGAAGTGATGTTAAATGCAGTTCCAATTGTATAAGATCCGTCTCTCACATTATTAACAATTCTTCGTGCTACATCTTTTGAATATTCTAGTGCAATAACAGATTGCTCGTATTCATCTGGATCGACGAGAAGAGCAGAAAGTCTATTACCATTTTCATCAAAATATGATTTACCAGCACCAACAACTTTTGTATTACCACCACGGGTGATGTCATAGCAAACAGCTTTCAAAATCTTTGCAACATCACGACGACACTTATTCTGATCTAGTCTGATGCCAGTGGTAATGCCAGGAAGACTGTCAGTATTACCTGCACCAATTGCACTAGTTACAATTCCAACTAGTTCAGTGATGTCATTGTTGACGTTGAGACAGATACCATTACCTACAACGTTTTCACCACGAAGAGTTGTTCCTGCAAGAGCACCAGTATCGAATTGCTGTTCAAAAGTGCTGTACTGGAATGTTGTAACAGCAGTACCAGAACTTGGAACATAAGTGTGTTGAATTGAAGAAATACCTGTGTTGATAACGAATTGGTTACTATTGAATAGTGCAGATGAATCAATCTTGTAGATAAATCCAGAAGGACTACTTCCATCTGGGAAAGTAGTAGTTGTAATACCAGAACCACCAGGACATGTAAATTCTAAATTGTTCAGACTAACGTGATCTGTGTTGCTTAGTCCATGACCAACTAGAGTTGTAACTGTCGTAACACCAGTATTTGGTGTATACTCAAGTCCAGTAACGGTTGAACCACTTCCTTTTGTTTCAAAACTATATGGTTTGTTGTTAATAACGAATGTTGCAATACCAGCAGCACGAGTCATTGCTGCGATTGTTGCCTCAGAAATACCAATGCCTAGGATATGAGATAGTGCTCCACCAACAAAATAAGATTGTGCGGCACCTACTGTTTTACTATTTGCTTGAGTACCATTTCTATAACCTGATCTTAAATCATGTGCTACTACTTCTAAAA